AAATCGCAGAACCCTTTTGCGTATTACACTGCCGCTATTGATAACAGTTTCACTCGCATCCTTAATATTGAGAAGAAAAACCAGATGATTAGGGACGACTTACTCATTGAGTATGGCAGCAACCCAAGTTTCACACGACAATTTGAACACGAAGCCATGGTGCGTGATGAACGCGAACGCATAGCTAATCTTAAATCTTCAGAGGACTACTAACATGTATCTAGATCAGGCGGTAATTAAGCTACACGAAATAGCTAGGCTAATCGAACAGCAGATTGGCACAGGACAACTATCAGAAGACGTTAGGCATTGTGCCGACCGCCTGAGTGCGTTACTGAGCAAGGAGACACCCAACGATGACCCAGTTATTTAAAAGGGCAGCAGTATTCACAGACATTCATTTTGGAATGCGACAAAACAGCAAACACCATAATGAGGACTGTGAAAATTTTGTAAAATGGTTCTGTAAGACAGCAAGGGAACGTGACTGTGACGTTGCAATCTTCATGGGAGATTGGCATCACCACAGAGCAACTGTAAACGTTAGCACACTGAACTACACTGTGGAAGCCATTGATATTATCAGTAAGAACTTTGAACGATTCTTCTTTATCCCTGGCAACCACGACTTGTACTACAGGGAAAAGCGTGATTTAAACAGTGTACCGTTCATTCGAAATCAGAAAAATATTGTTCTAATTAATGATATCTACACTGAGGGCGAAGTAAGTCTGGTACCCTGGCTAGTAGGCGACGAGTGGACCAAGATGAAGAACCTAGACAGCAGGTATGTGTTTGGGCACTTTGAATTGCCTAGCTTCAAGATGAATGCCATGGTAGAGATGCCAGACCACGGCGGCCTAAACAGTGGGCATTTCCCCAATCAGGAACTGGTCTTTAGTGGTCACTTCCACTTGCGTCAGCAAAAAGGCAATGTGCATTACACTGGCAACGCCTTCCCCCATAACTATGCGGATGCCTGGGACGATAATAGGGGCATGATGATTCTTGAGTGGGGCAAAGATCCCGAGTATGTGGCATGGCCCGATGCTCCAAAGTTCAAGACAATCGACCTAACAAGATTGATTGAAGATCCTGCAAAGTATATGGACAAGAATACCTTTATCCGTATCACTTGCGATGCAGATGTCAGTTTTGAAGAGGCAACATTCCTCAAAGAAAACTGGCTGGAAGAATACAAACTGCGTGAGATCACCTTGATCCCAGCCAAACGAGAAGAACACACTCAAGACTGGAGTGGTGATGTTCACTTTGAAAGCGTTGATCAAATCGTGCTAACGCAATTAGCAGCGATTGATAGTGACGTTGTAGATCGCCAGGTGCTTATTGACATCTACAACAGCCTGACAATATAATAGCTCTGATGATTAAAATTAAAAATCTAACAGTTAAAAACTTTCTATCTGTAGGTAACGTTACCCAAGCACTCAGATTCGATCAGCATGGTCTGACTCTTGTCTTGGGTAATAACCTTGACCTGGGCGGCGATGGCAGCAGAAACGGTACTGGTAAAACCACAATCGTAAATGCTCTTAGCTATGCACTCTACGGCAATGCACTTACCAACATCAAGAAAGACAACCTAATCAACAAGACCAACAACAAGGGTATGTTGGTTACGGTTGAGTTTGAGTCCAACGGACACAACTATAAAATTGAACGCGGACGTAAACCAAACGTGCTGCGTTTTATTGTTGATGATTTGGCTAAGGACAGTTCTAGTACAGAAGAACAGCAGGGCGAAAACAAAGAGACTCAGGTTGAGATAGAACGCATTATTGGAATGAGCCATGATATGTTCAAACACATTATGGCGTTAAATACCTATACGGAACCATTCCTGAGTCTACGTACCAACGATCAACGTGTAATTATTGAGCAACTGTTAGGTATCACTCAGCTGAGTGAAAAAGCTACACTGCTAAAAGAGTTGATTAAAAATACAAAAGACAGTATCAAAGAAGAAGAATTTAGAATAAAGGCAGTTACTGATGCAAACAATAAAATTAAAAACTCTATTGACGATCTCGAGCGTCGTAGTCGTCTTTGGCAGGCCAAGCAGGCAGAAGATCTTGAGAAACTTGCGGCTAGTATAAACGAGCTGCTCAATATTGATATTGAAAAAGAACTTGCTAACCACAAGGCACTTGCTAAGTGGCGTGAAAATGAAACAGAATTAAAACGCCACAACAAAGATCTTGCCACACATCAGAGTGCAATCAAAAGACTAGAAAAACAAATTAAAGAAATTGGTGACGCTCTAGAAAAAACAGAAGCACATCAGTGCCATGCTTGTGGTCAAGAAATACACGATAACAAACAAGAACAGATGGTGGCGGAATTCACAGCCGCACTAAACCTTCTTGCAGAAGATCTAGAACACGAGCAGTCTGCACTTGCAAAAGTCACTGCTGACATAAAGACTCTAGGAGCACTAGGCACGGCGCCCGCTGTCAAGTATAATAACATAGACGACGCTGTAAACCACAAGAGCACATTAGAGACAATGCAAGATCAGTTTGAACGCAGAGCACTAGATCAAGATCCTTATGTTGAACAGATAGAGCATTTGAAAACAAGTGCTCTAGAAGAAATCAACTTTGACATTATCAACTCCCTAACAAAGTTGAATGAACATCAAGAGTTTCTACTCAAACTACTAACAGCAAAAGACAGTTTTGTTCGTAAGCGTATTATTGAACAGAACTTGACGTACTTAAATCATAGGCTTGCTTATTATTTGGAAAAACTGGCACTTCCACACGAAGTAAAATTCCGTAGTGATTTGGAAGTGGATATTACTCAACTGGGACAAGAGTTTGACTTTGATAACTTGAGTCGTGGTGAACGCAACAGACTTATTTTAGGCTTGAGCTGGGCATTTAGAGATGTCTATGAAAGTCTAAATAGACCAATCAATTTGTTGTTTATTGACGAAATGATTGATAGTGGTATGGACGCAAACGGCGTTGATAACGCTCTTGGGCTATTAAAGAAAATGGCTCGGGAACAAAAGAAGAATATTTTCTTAATTTCACACCGTGATGAACTGGTGGGCCGTGTAAATAACATACTACAGGTAGTTAAAGAGAACGGCTTTACAACGTTCAACACTGACGTAGAAATGGTAGAAGCATAAAGGAAACTAAAATGGCAGAACAAACAGAAATCACAAACCCACACGAATATATCGTAGCTCAGTACGAGACTTATCTAGCAGAACATGCTAAATTTAGCGAAAAGGGCGTTAAGGCTGCGGCTGGTCGTGCTCGCAAAGCTCTACAAGAAATGAGCAAAGGCATTAAACTACGCCGTAAAGAGATTACGGATCAAAAGGCAGCACTTGCAACTAAATGACATGGTTGCACAAGGGCGAAGTAGTTGAAACCCTGCCCGAAGATTGTGTTGGTTTCGTTTATTTGATAACTAATACAGTCTCGGGTCGCAAATACATTGGCAAAAAACTGGCAAAATTCTCCAGGACCACCTATAAAACCGTAAAACTCAAAAACGGCAACAAAAAGAAGAAAAAAATTCGAGGCAAAATCGAAAGCGATTGGCAAACATACTATGGCTCAAGCGACGAACTATTAAAAGACGTCGAATCATTAGGCTCAGACAAATTTATCCGTGAAATACTACACTACTGCAACAGTAAGGCACTAACATCATATCTCGAAGCAAAAGAACAATTTGAACGTAAAGTTTTGGAAACAACAGATTATTACAACGGCAACATCCAGGTTCGAGTTCACGGCTCCCACATAATTAACAAAATTTAAGGCTCCACTAAGGTCCAAGTTCTACTGATAATGCTCGCACCGGCAAGACGATTAGGTGCCCGAATCCGTTCTGATGTGTGACGGTAGGAAATTCCGAGCAGTAGCGGAGACATGATTGCCACTATCCCAATGACGTTGGGCTGAAGCGTTAGTCTTGAAAGACGCTGGCAAATGTATGTACAGACAAAAAGAGTGGGCACTGTTGAGTCATTACATCCCACAAGGACAGGCAAGTTCATCTATCAGCGAGCCTAGTTCTGCGTTGCTATAAGGACTGCGTAAAAGGGTACAGCGTAACCGCCCTTACTATTAATAGTTGCAGCGATAGATTACGATAATGGGCCTACGGCAGGTTTTTATTATTTCACTTTTGCCCTTAACAGGGCAAAGTACGACTGCAAAACCTTGGCAAATATCTCTCTTAGTAATAACCTGATGATAAGTTAAATTAGAATAGATAAGAATTAAGTTTTATTAGCGTAAGCGTGTAAAACATAATTCTAGTTGTTCTTGAACAACTTAAAATTGTTCTTGTGTTAATGTCTCTTTGGGTTTAACCCCTCTATCTAAACTAATTTTGTCTTTAAGTACCTTCACGAATATTTTTCGTTCTTCAGCACTAAGATTCCATAGATCGTTATAGCTCTGTCCGCTATATATTGCTAGGGTTGCTATATCTTCGATTATGGCTTTTGACTCTTTATCTAAACTACTAAGTAGCTTCATGATTTCCGGCCCTGACTTCAGAGCCAAAAGCCTCATGCGAAAAAAGTCGTTGGGTTTAGATCTAGAGTTGATTTATAAACAGTGCTACATTTCTGACATTGTACACTGAATTCCTTGCTTACACCCTTGGTGTTTGTATTCATAATAGCACCTTCTAGTTTTGAATACTCGGGTTTGCTTAGGTCCTTGACCCATTCTTCAATCATAGCCTTGTCTTTAACAACAGTACCATCAGGAAGGAGCACGGTATCAATACTACTAGACACTACGTTGATACTTTCTGTAGTCAGTGCGTCATAGCTCTTGGACAACAAATCCATCTTTTCTTTTTCTGATAGATTTTGCTGCTCTGCTACTTGTAAGTTTCTGATTTGTTCGTACTGAACCCAGTTTAACTTTAGTAAGTGGTCAACAGTAATTGGCCTTGTAAAAATTTTAACACCACTTTCATGTTCAATTGGTGGCATCTCGTCCAATACTGTAATGTTACCAATCAAGTAGTTCAGATCAACAGAAACGTCATTTGTTGTATCACATTCACATTTGGTGTGAACATCAATCTTGTCTCCGTAAGTACACCTTTTAACGGCTACTAATATGGCATCTAGATCAATGCTAGGCATGTTAACTGGGTCTACAATACTAGGCGCACAACTATTGACTAACTGCGTAATGGCGTTGCCGTTTAGTAGGCTATCGGCATTTTTTAACAGCAATTCATCTTTTGCTGTCAGTGGGTAGACGGGGATTTCTCCCATATCATTTAGGTCGGCAGGCTTGACCTCATAGTATTTGCCCTGGCTAGGTAATTTGATCCAGATGCCAGGTTTTCTAAAAAACTGCTTTAACGGGTTATGGGATGGTTGATTTTCCACTGGTTTTCTCCAACTAAATATTCGATAAGAATCGTTTCTTTTATTTATATGCGTAGATAATGGCTGACTCACCAACAATACAGGGTAATTACCCAGACGGATCGATATTCAAATTTAGTTTGGACGGTGTGACTACTCACGCTCAAATGGAGCGTTTGATCAAGCTGACCGGAACACTTGCCAAGAAGTTCACTAAAAATGACCCTGCTGAAAAAGAGCGCATTGAATTGTTGGAAAAAGGCAACAAGTTATACAAAGAGCAAGGCAAACAACAAAGAGAAACAAACAAAGAATTCGATAAATTCCAGGACAGTTTGGAAAGCGCCAGCGCAGTAACTGGTTTATTCAAAGGACACTTGCTGTCGTCTATACGTGCTTTTGATACACCTCTGGCAAAAATGGCTGCTGGTATGGGCGGTGTAGTTGCTGGTCTAATGAATTATGCAGACGATCTACGCCCTGCACTACAGCGTGGAATCGCAGGTGGTGTGTTAGATTTTGCAGTCAGTGCCAAAGGTGCAGGTCTCACGCTAGGTGAATTTAATAAAGCATTGGCTGCGACAGGTGGTACATTTACTCAACTAGGCGATGGTGCTACGGGCGGTAGCAAGGCATTTGGTAGGCTAGTTAATGATGTTCGTTTAGCCACAGCCAGTATTGGTAATTTGGGAATGAGCAATGAACAACTTGCAGAGTTCACAGGTCAACAGCTTAAGATTGCAGTACAACAGGGTCTTAAGGGCAAGCAAGCACAAGATTCCGTAATAAGAACAACAAAAACATTAGGCACAGAGTTTGATAATCTAGCAGATCGCACAGGTAAAACTATACAGGAAATGGCTGAAGCGGCGGCTAAACTAGTATCAGATCCAACTGTAAGTAGCTTCTTAGCAACACTAGGTAAGGGTGCGGATAAAGCCAGCTCGGCTATGCAGGCAGTTGGTGCAAACATGACTGCCATGTTTGGTAAAACAGGTGAAAAGTTTGCCAACGAAGCTGCCCAAGCTGCGGCTTCTAATCTACCGCTCGCATTTAGTAAGATGGGTCAGCAGATGGCGGGCTTTGCACCAGCACTCTACGGTGAAACAGAGCGTCAGATGAAACGTGCGGCAGCAGGTTTCATGCCTACAGAGCAAGATCGAAAGAAGATGTTGGATGCAGCTCTTGAGGCAGAAAGAACACAGGGTGATTCACTACGTGCTATGGCCGCAATGGGTGGTGAAGCAGGCGAAGCCGCAAAAAATATTCTTGCTATGGCTCAAGAAGCACGTGGCTACAACTCAGATGCAAACAAAGAAAAACGTGCAAGAGAAAAAGCGGCTCAAGAATTTAATTCAGAAGTAAACAAACTTAGTGCAAACCTAAATCAATTGGCAGTTCCGTTCCTACAGCTATTGAACGGAATAGACTGGACCATGATGTTCCAGGTACTTAACGGATTTGCCAGTGTTGTTAAGTTTGCACTGAAACCACTAGAATGGTTGGGTAGCATACTGGGTGCAACAGGTGCTGGCACTCTAATTGGTGGCTTCCTAGGACTTGTTACGGTTGGAACATTGCTAGTTTCTGGCTTTGGTATGTTGGGTAAAGCAGTCAAAGGGCTAGTCGACGTCATGACAGCCGCTATTACTAAACTGGGTCTTATTTCAACAGCAACAGGTGCGGGCAGAACGGCGCCTGCGGCCGCCGGAGTAGGCAAGCAGACAACAGGCTTTGCTGGCTTGGCCACCAGGGAACGTGATCTTGCGACATCACGTACAGTAGCAGAAACAGAACGTAAAGCAAGAGTAGCGGAATTGTATAAGCAATACAGGAATGATGGAACAGGTAGAACTGCTGAACAAGCAAAACGTGCCGCCGAAACTGCTGCTACTTATAGTCCTAAAGCAGACGTTGCTGAAAAGATGTCAAAAGCAGCACCTATGGTTGAGAAATTTGCAGGAGCTATTGCAGGTGTAACTACAGCATTAGTTGGCACGGGCATGGTGATTGCAGGAGAGGCTCTACTAAGGGAAGATGCAAATAGTAAATTGGGACAATTCTTAGTAAAATGGGGTAACGTTATATCAGTAGTTGGTACTCTGACGGGTATAATGCTACAATTAGCCCCTGCGATCTTAGGTGCAAGTAAGGCAATAAGTGCTTACATGGCATTACATGGTGGTGCATTGCCTGCACTAACAGCGTTCATTGGTGGCTTATGGACATCTGCTAAAACACTAGCAGGTTCTTTCGTTAAGGGACTGATCACAGCTAGTTCAACATTATTTGCAGCTGGTAAGAGTTTAGTTACCACATTTGCCACTATGGCGGTGACTGTATATCAAACTGTAATCCCAGCATTAATTGCTATGGCTAGGTCTGCTTGGACATCAGCAGTAGGTAGCTTTGGTAATCTAGGTAAAGTTTTAGGACCTGTTGCAGGATGGTTCGCAAGATTGGGCCCATGGTTAGCATCAGTTGGTGGTATTCTATTAAACTGGGGTACTAAATTACTACCACTACTGGGAGGTGCATTTAAAATTTTATCGGGTCCAGTGGGTTGGTTAACCCTGGCCGCCACTTTATTATACACTTTCTGGGATGACATAGTAGATGTATCCAAGTATGTTTGGGAAGGATTAAAGAACCTTGGTGGTTGGCTTGCTACGGGGGTCTCTGCAATCTGGGATGGATTGTCTGGTTCTGTGACCTGGCTAGGTGACAAACTTAAAGGTATCTGGGATATAATTACAAAGCCATTTACAGCACTTTATGATTGGTTGAAGAGTAGTTGGTTGGGTAAAAAGATATTTGGTGATGATGATAAGAAAAAGAGTGGCCTATCAGAAACCGTACAAAGAGATCAAAATAACAAACTAGCAGTATTAAGTGCCCCAACAGATAGAGTTGCGGCAACTGATCCTGCATATTGGCAACAAGAAACGGGCAAAGTTAATAGTGAACTTACCAGAACGCAGACTTCTGCTATAGATGAAAAGAGTATGAAAGACAACGAGCAAACTAAACAACTTATTGCTCTAAATAAAAACATGGAAGCTCTAGTTGATAGCAGTGATGCAAACTTGAGCCTACAGGGTAAGAACGTTTCGGTGAACGAGGGCAACGGCAGGTACCTCAGACAGCGTTCTATGTTCGGAACAAGTGCTGCCTAATCATAAATAATAAACAGGATAAAATTAATGAGTTGGCGTAAACACTTTCAAATACCACAAACAGCAAACGAAATTGCTCGATCAAAGAGCAATAATGGTAACCATATTGGCTCTAGCAACAAGTTCAGCAGTTGGCTAAAAGACGTATATAGCGGAACACCTAACCGTGTTGATCGTTACATGCAGTATGAGATCATGGACGCAGACAGTGAGGTTAATGCGGCTCTAGATACCATTGCAGAGTTTTGTACTCAATTTGACTTTGAGAGTAACTTACCATTTGTTGTAGAACATTTTGATGAGCCAACTGAAGCTGAAGTAACTGTATTGAATAGAAGTCTACGTCAGTGGTGTTTAATAAACGACTGGAACAAACGCATTTGGCGTATGGTCCGTAATGCACTAAAATATGGTGATCAATTCTTTATTCGTGATCCTGAAACGTACGAGTTACATTATGTCAGCGCACAGGACGTAACTAAGTTGATTATCAACGAGGCAAAGGGAAAGGAAGTAGAGCAGTATATTATTAAGAACCTTGGTCTTGATGTTATGAATAAAGTAGCGACGGAACCACTGATTACAGATCAAAACTACGGTCCTACGCAATTTAGTAAGCAGGCATTTACACAGTTTGCAACAGCGAACAACAATCAAACTAATGCAAATAACGTTGAAACACCTGTCGCAGCCAGTCACGTAATTCACCTAAGCCTAAGTGAAGGCATGGATACTAACTACCCATTTGGTACAAGCGTACTAGAAGCAGTGTACAAAGTATTCCAACAAAAGAGTTTACTAGAAGACAGTATCATTATATACCGTGTACAACGTGCTCCGGAACGTAGGGTATTCTACATTGACGTTGGTAACATGCCTGCCAACATGGCTATGGCTTTCGTTGATAGAGTTAAGAATGAAATACACCAACGCCGTATTCCTAGCAGAACAGGTGGTGGAACAAGCATGATGGATGCTAGCTATAACCCACTAAGTATGTTAGAAGACTACTTCTTTGCTCAAACAGCAGAAGGCCGCGGATCAAAAGTTGAAGTGCTACCAGGCGGCGATAACCTAGGTCAGATTGATGACTTGAAGTATTTTACTAACAAATTAATGCGAGCACTACGTATTCCTAGTAGCTATATGCCAACAGGTCCAGATGATGGTACAGCCGTTTATAATGACGGCCGTGTAGGTACAGCATTCATTCAGGAATACCGTTTTAACAAGTATTGCCAAAGATTACAAAACTTGTTAATCAACCCTATTGATCAGGAATTTAAGATGTTCTTGAAGAAAAAGGGTATCGAACTTGATACAAGTACATTTAAATTAAACTTCTTACCACCACAGAGCTTCAGTGAGTACCGTGAGATTGAAATTAATAATGCTAGAGCCGCAGTATTTGGACAGTTGTCTGAAGTGCAGTACCTAAGCAGACGATTTGTTCTTAAGAAGTACCTAGGTCTAACAGACGAAGAGATTGTAGAAAACGAAGCAATGTGGATGGAAGAAAATCCAGAAGGTGCGCCAACAGCAGGCGCAGAAGGTGATATGGGCAGTGATCTAAATAGCGTAGGTATAGAGCGCCCAACAGATGCTGATATGGGTCAGCTAGGTGATATGGAAGCAGCCGCTACAGAAACGCCACCAGAACAAGGCGGAGCGGTAAATACAGGAGCAGCTAGTCCATTAGGATCAGCCCCAGCACCAGCCCCAGGAGCGCCAACATGAAATTAATGGAAGTTAAAGAAGGCATAGTAGATGTCAAAACTGACGAATTTCACACATCCGACAAGATGGATACAAGGCGCCCTCGTCTAACACTATTACACCTTGGTAAGTTACGAAAGATGCGAGAAATTCGCAACCTTGAGATGGAAGAGCGTAAGGAAACATACAAAAAGATTTACCAACGTCCGCCACCAGCGATGTGATGCATACTTAACACAGTTTTCTAGGAGAAAACTGCGTTTTTAACTATATTTCAGCAGTATTTTTCGTATTAACTGTAAATAAATTACAGACGAATACTTTTGGCCAAAAAGGAGAACCGAATGTCTAAACATACACTAGAACAAGTGCTAGAAGCCCTTATTAATAAAGAAGAAGACCGTGCAAGCGAATTGCTACATCAATTCTTTGTTGCTAAAGGCAAGAGCATTTATGAAGAATTAAGCCAACTAGATCAGCAACTAGAAGAAGATGAACTAGAAGAAGGCTTTGGTGCAGCACCTGCACAGGATTTCGAAGACGAAGTCATCAGTGACGAAGCAGAACTAGACGATGAGCGTCTATTCAGCGAAGCTGATGATGAAGAAGCTGAAGATCCAATGGCAGCTGATGAACCAACAGAACCAGAAGCAACTCTAGACTTAGCCACTGGCGGTGAAGAGGGTGCTGAAGAAATGCCAGCAGATGGTGAAGAACTACCTGCAGAAGGCGGCGACGAAGAACTAAAAGCACAAGCTGACGAAGTTATCGACGAACTACGTGACATTTTCGCTAAGATTCTTGGCGGCGATGAAGGTGGTGAAGAAATGCCAGCTGGTGACGAAGGTGCTGAAGAAGCCCCAGAAGAAACAGAAGAAAGCTATCAAGCATTTGGCGAAAGCGCAAAGCTAAGTCCAGTTGCTCCTGCTCAAATGGGTGACGATGGCGACAAGAGTGCTAAGAGCCCAGTAAGCTCTGGTCCTAAAGTAAGTGACCAAGGTGCTAAGCCTGTAAAGACAAACTCTGGTACAGTTAAGGCTGGTACAGAAGGTGGTCTAGCAAAGCCAAGCGCAACAGCTATCAAAACTGGTAACGTTAACGTTCCTGGCAACAAGAAAGCTCCTGCTTACAAGAGCGTAGCAGTTCCAAAGAACAGCGACGGCGCAAGCAATAAGACAAGTCCTGTAGCAAAGGGTTAAACCAATGGCATACTTACCATTAGTAGAAAGTCTAACATACGATCAAGCTGGTATGCGTACTCAGCTGATTGAAAACGCTTCCGGCGGCAAGGACCTCTACATGGAAGGTATTTTTATTCAAGGCGGGGTACGCAACCAAAACCAACGTGTGTACCCTGTTAATGAAATTGCCAGGGCATGTAGTAACATTGCTGAGAAGATTAAAAATGGTTTCAGTGTGCTCGGTGAAGCTGATCACCCTGATGACCTACAAGTTAACCTAGACCGTGTTAGTCACATGATTACTAATATGTACATGAACGAAAACAACGGTATTGGTAAGCTAAAAATCCTACCTACACCAATGGGTAACATCGTAAAAACTCTATTAGAGAGTGGTGTTAAGCTAGGTGTTTGCAGTAGGGGTTCAGGTAACGTCAATGAATCTGGTGGCGTTACCGATTTTGAAATTGTCACGGTTGATATTGTGGCACAACCGAGTGCTCCAGAAGCATACCCTAAAGCTATCTACGAACGTGTAATGATGGATCGTAGGCGTGGCGCCCTAATGGA